AAAGAGCTACTGCTACAGCAGATGCTCAATACTTATCATTACCAACCGATTGGTTAGAAGGTGTTAATGTAGAAATTGCTTCTAATAACTTTAGCCCTCTGTTCCAACAATCAATAGAAAGTTTAGACGTTTACAGAAAATCAATTAACAACTCGACAGGGCAACCAGTGTATTATGCGTTTGTTGATTCAACAATGGAACTTTGCCCTACCCCTGATAGCAGTTATACGTTACAATTAACCTACTACGCAAAAGTTGATGCTTTAAGCGATACCAACACAAGTAATTTTGTTTTGGCTAACCATCAAGATGTTTACTTGTATGGAGCATTAAAGCACGCATCTATCTATTTAATGGAAGATGACAGAGTAGCAATGTTTTCTGCTCTATTTGAAAAGGCCCTAGAGGAAATCAAAATGGAACAAGAGAAAGCTGAATTTGGCAAAGGATCTTTAATGCAAAGAAGAAAGACCTACGGCAAATCAAAAAGAAATGTTTACCACATGAAGTAAGGAATAAATTATGGCAGGATTTTCAGATTATTTAGAAGACAAAGTTTTAAAACACGTTTTTGGTGGCAGTGCTTATTCTGCTCCTGGAACATTATATGTAGCACTTTATACAGTTGCTCCTACCGATACAGGTGGTGGTACTGAAGTATCAGGTGGTGGTTACACTAGAAAAACTGCTGCTTTTACTGTGTCAGGTACAAACCCAACACAAGCAAGTAATACAGCAGCAATAGAATACCCAACTGCAACAGCCAACTATGGCACAGTTGTAGCTGTTGGTATTTTTGATGCTTCTTCCAGTGGCAACTTAATGGCTTATGCAAATTTAACTTCATCTAAAGTTGTTAGCACAGGGGATGTATTCAGATTCAATGCTGGTGACTTAGATATAACCTTGGCATAACGCATGGCCAGCATAGGCTACAATAAGGGCTTTTACGGCAGGTCCAAATGGAATGAGCTTGCTATACAGGCTTCTTCAACTATTGCAGCCACAACTTCTGGAGCTGGCACACTCACACAAGTTCACGTTGAAACAGCAGTCATCGCTGCTACCTCTGGTTTTAGTGCAGAAGGTACACAGATTGATAAAGCGACAGCAACCATACAAGCTGTTTCAGGTTTTAATGCTCAAGGCACACAAATAGATCGTGCTCAAGCAACCATAACCGCAAACTCAGATTTTATAAGTGTTGGTTTCATCACAGCCGAGGGTGAAGCGGTTGTAGCACAAAGTTCAGGCTTTGCTGCAAGTGGTGGTATAATATTCTCAGCAGCTTCAACCATTTCTGAAACAAGTTCACTTATAGCAATAGGTGGGCTAAAATGGGAAGATATTGTAGTTCCATCGGACACTTGGACAGATCAAAATGTTGCCGCAGCAACTTGGACCGATCAAACAAACCCATCAACTACTTGGACAGAATTAGATAAACAAAAGGCAGCATAGATGGCAGATACATTTACAACAAACTTAAACCTAACTAAACCAGAACCAGGTGCATCCGAAGATACTTGGGGTATTAAACTTAACGCAGACCTAGACACCATTGATGCTATCTTCGGTGCAGGTGGCACATCTGTTTCGCTTGGTAATGTTTCTGTCGATAGGTTGGATCTAGGCGACAACGAAAAGATTAGACTAGGTGCTAGTCAAGATTTAGAAATCTACCACGATGGTGGTAATAGCTGGATTCACGAAAACGGCACAGGAAGTCTTAATATAAAGTCTAATGGTACATTTATAAACTTCCTAGATAACAGTAACAACCTAATGGCTTATATGATACCAGGCGGTGCTGTAGGTTTATATCACAATACTGCTGCCAAACTAGCCACAACCTCAACAGGGATAGATGTTACAGGTGGAATCGCTATAACTAAAGAAGATGCTTCAGGTAATGCTTTATTAATTACTAACAATGGTAGCAGCAGGTCTTTAGAAATTAATCACAATGCCGATAACTCTGGTGTCGTTGATGAAGTTGTCAGGATTATGAACAATGGTACAAGACTGTTCACTATAGAATCCGATGGCAACGTAGGTATAGGAACTGCTGCGGCAAGTCGTAAATTACACATTAATGGTGGCACAGCAAACTTTGTTGCTAAATTTGAATCAACTGATGGTATAGGTGGTATTTTAGTTGCCGATAACTCTACAACTGTTGACTTAGCTGTAGCAGCAGAAGGTAATAATTTATCTTTCTATAACAACTCTGAACGTATGCGAATAGACAGCTCAGGCAGACTACTAATCGGTAAAACAGCAGTTGATAATGCTACAGTTGGTTTTAGATTTGATGGTGCTTCAGGTTTTGCTTCTATCGCTAGAGATGGTGGAGAACCTTTATACCTAAACAGAAAAACATCTGATGGTAATATTTTAAAATTTGCCAAAAACGACACTCTTGTCGGTAATATTGGTGTTGATAATGCAGATAATTTAGTTATAGAAGGCGATTCATCACATTCAGGATTGCAGTTTGCGTCAGCAACAATTTTACCTCATAAAAATGGTGCAGCCATAAACAATAATATAAGTTTAGGTAACAACACTTATAAATTTAGCAACTTACATCTAGGTGGTAATGCAACCATAGATGGCAATGTCGGTATCGGCACATCAAGTCCTTCAAAATCATTACATATTTATGCATCAGCCGATACAGCGATGCGATTGCAAAACTCAACAACTGGCACAGGCTCTACAGATGGCTTCTTGTTAGAACAAGGCGGTAATGACAGTTTATTAGTCAACTATGAAGCTGGTAATATGCGATTCTTCACAAGTGGCACAGAACGTATGAGAATAGACAGTTCAGGCAACTTACAATTAGGTTCAAGCTCAAACACAAGTAGAGGTGGTTCTTCTACTAAACAATTAATTAAATTAGCAAGTGGACAATCATTTGGTTTAGATATTCAGGCTTCAAGTACAAGTGCGGCTGGTAATATTATTTTTTCAGATGGTAGTTCAGGAAGTTATGGACAAGTTGGTTATAACCATGCTTCAGATACTTTAGATTTCTATACAGCATCAACAGAAAGATTAAGAATAAACACGTCAGGCTCACTATTAGGTGGTATAACTGCACAAGTAGGTATAGGTGGTACACCAGCAGATGTAAACTCATTTGAATTATCTAGGGGTTATTTAAACCTTGCTAGAGACGATACATCTAATGCTAAACAAATTACATTTGGTAAGAATGGTGCAGTTCATTCGTATTTAGAAACAACTTCTTCAGGTTTAAATCTTGGTGGTGCTAACGTTGGTATAGGCACGAGTTCTCCAGATGCTCCACTAGATATTAATGGTAATAGATTAAGAATAAGAACAGCAAGAACTATAGCCAATGCAGATGACAATGGTGAAGTTGGTGAAATTTCATGGGATGCAAATTATCTTTATGTTTGTGTTAACACCGACACATGGAAACGAGTTGCACTAAGCACATGGTAAAAACAACAGAAAATAATGTATAATTTTATGAATAACAAAAGGAAATAAATATGCCATCATACTCAACAAATTTAAACCTAGCTAAACCAACAGTCGGTGGTGATACTAACCAATGGGGTGGCTATCTTAATACAAACACAGATACCCTGGATGGTATCTTTAACGCTGCTGGTACAGGAACATCTGTAGGCCTACAAGTTGGCTCTGGCAAAACTTTAAAAGTTGGTGGTACATTAACAGCGACAGGTACAATTCAATTAACTGGATCTCAAAACGAACTTAGATTTTTTGAAGCTATTGGTGGTGCTGATAACTATGCAGCACTAAAAGCTCCAAACGAAATGAGTGGTGGCAATTATTCATTGGTAATACCTGCTGCTCAAGGCACAGTAGGACAATTCTTAAAACTAGCAAGTTTGAATGGTTCTGAAGGCACATTAGCTTTTGCTAGTGTAACTACACCAGCCGATAATTATTTCGCTACTTCTGGTTTATCAAACAAAGACTTGGGAGTTGGACTTCATCTTAAAACAGGTGACAGTGGTGCTTCTAGCGTAAGTTCTAGTGCAAACCAATTAGTAATAGAAGGTAGTGGCGACTCTGGTTTATCAATTTTATCTTTTAATGACTCAACTGGTATGATTGCTTTTGGCGATGGTCAAGACAATGATGTTGCAAAAATTTCTTACACCCATGATGACAATAATCTTAATATAACCAGTGGCGGAGCAATAAATTTTGTTGGTGGTGGTTCTGGTACAGATTTATCTATTAACAGTCAGGGGAAAATTTTATTAAATACAGGGTCTTTGATAGATAGCGATTCAGTATTACAAGTAAAATCAACAACTTCTGGTGGTGAAGCTATAACAGCACAAGTTCACAGCAACGGAAACAGTGTAATTAATTTTAACAACGCAAGCGGAACTGAATGTGGTTTTATTACTGTTCAATCAAGTGGGTCAGCAGTTGCTTACAACACATCATCAGATTACAGATTAAAAGAAAATGTAGAGTATAGTTTTGATGCTATCGAAAGATTAAAACAACTTAAACCAGCAAGGTTTAATTTTATTGCAGATGCCGATAAAACTGTTGATGGTTTTATAGCACATGAAGTTCAAGATGTAGTACCAGAAGCAATTAGTGGTGAAAAAGATGGCGAAGAAATGCAAGGCATTGACCAAGCTAAACTTGTGCCTTTAATTACTAAAGCACTACAAGAAGCAATAACAAAAATCGAGTCACTAGAAAGTGAGATAGACCAATTAAAAGGAGTAAATTAAAATGGCGGCTATAGAATATAATTGGGATTGTCAAACAGTTGACTATTACCCAGAAAAAGACGACCACTCAGAAGTGGTATTTAATGTGCATTGGAGAATCAATGCTGTCAGCGATCAGAAAGACAGTGAAGATAACTTCTATGCAGCAAGCGTATATGGTACACAATCTTTAAATATAGATGATATTGAAAACTTTATCCCTTATGCAGACTTAACCAATGAAATTGTTACTGGTTGGGTTGAAGCAGTTATGGGTGAAGAAGAAGTTCAGAACTTAAAAGATAACCTAGCAGAACAAATTGCTGACTTAATAGATCCAAAAGTCGTAACAGGCCATATCGGAAGTTAAGTGAATGGCATTAATCCCCGTAACTCCACCAGCAGGTATCGTTAAAAACGGTACTGAGTATGCTAACAAAGGTCGTTGGGTAGATGGGGATTTAGTTCGTTTTGAAAACGGCTATCTCACTCCAATCAAGGGGTGGAATAAACTCAGACAAAATCCAGTAGGCAGAATACTAAGTGGTACAGTTAGTACCACTGCTGGCAGTCTTATTATTACTATTACTACCACTACCGCACATGGAGCGTTAGTCGGTGCTAGTGTTAATCTTAATGGTTTTGCTGCAACAGGCGGGATGCCAGCTAGTCAAATAAATCAAACTTATACGATTGCTTCCGTACCAAGCACCACAACATTTACTATCAATACGTTCCAAGCAAATGTGCCAAGCACTGCTGCTACATTAACAAGAACATCAAGTGCTTCAGAAGTTGTCTTAACAGCTACACCAACAGGAATGTATGCTTACTACGATAACGATGGTAAAAAAGTTTTAGCGGTTGGTACAAGAAACGGTGTTTTAATTTACTACGAAGAAGTTTGGTATGACATTACCCCAACAGGTTTTATAGGTGATGATACTTTATCACCACTTGGTTTTGGTGCTTATCATTTTGGTCAAGAAGATTTTGGTGATGCTCGTTCACAATCAGGTTTATCTTTTGATACTACCACTTTCTCTTTTGATAACTTTGGTGAAATACTTTTATTCTGTTCACCCTCTGATGGCAAAATATATCAATGGAATCCTAATGCTCCAGCTACCATAGGTAGTGTTGTTTCAGGAGCACCAACAAACTGTGAGGGTGTGTTAGTCACCAATGAAAGACACGTTGTAGCTTTAGGAGCAGGTGGCGATCCTAGAAAGATTGCTTGGTCCTCAAGAGAAACACTAGTTGAATGGACAGCAGCAGCTACCAATACAGCAGGTGATTTACAAGTACCAACAGGCGGTAGAATCTTATCAGCTTTGAAATGGCAAACAGATGTCATTATCTTTACTGACACTGGTGTTGCTAGAATGTATTACACTGGTTCTCCTTTCCTTTATGGTATTCAAGATGCTGGCACAAACTGTAAAGCGATAAGTCCTAGAACCATCGTAACGGCTGGTGCTTTCTTAGCTTGGATGGGTGAAAACTCTTTCTTTATCTTTGATGGTTCAGTCAAAGAAATACCATGCGAAGTACATGACTATATATATGACAATATAAACTACACT